GGCATAGGTGCAGGCGCAGGCATAGGTGCAGGCATTGGTGCAGGCGCAGGCATCGGCGCAGGTATTAGTGCAGGCATTGGTGCATCCATCGGCGGCCTTCGCAGTGGTTCAGATGGAAGAGGCAATGTGCGCGGGTCAATTTCTTCGTAATCGGGCTTCGTCCTCATATATTCTGCAAATGAACTTGCAGCTACTGGATACGTCATCTGCGCCCATTCTTCGGGTGTGCGAGTTGGTCCAAAACCACCCAAGATTGGGCCACCTCGATTAGTAATCTGAGTGGGTGCAGCAAGTTGGCCTTGCTGCGGCTGCGCTATTTGACCGCCACCGCTTAAACCTTGTCCAGCCATTTCTGTCTCCTTTATCCGTTCTGCCTATCCCAATCCCGCTGCAATGAGCGGATATAGTCAGTTGCGTCTTTTTTATCTACGCTGATGCCTAAGTTGGCCTTAATCCAATCCCTTGCCTTGTCACTTGTTAGACTTGGCGGTCTTGGAGCAACAGCTAACTTTTGCGCCTTCTTAACAGCCTTCTTGGCGTCTGCTTTGCCTTCCTTACCAAACTGAGCGACAAACGCCTCTGGGTCTGACACTTTTAGCTTTTCCTGCTCAGTTCTGGCTGCTTCTGTTTGCGCTTGCACTGCGGCGCTTTCTTCTTGCGACCTGTCGATGGCTCTGAGCCTTTCTGCTTCCAGCCTGTCGGCATCACGCTCAGCGAATGTGCGCGGGTCGCCAATCATTGAAGCTATGCCGCTTTCTGCTGCGCCAAGGGCAGGCTCCAAAAGACCGCCAACGCCCCTTAATGCGGCACCAGTAACCCCACCGCTGGCGATAAATTCTCCGATATCGGACAGCAAACCGCCGCCCCCAGTGACAGGCCCATCGTCATACCAATTACTGATGTCATAAGAACCATCAGGCAGCAAAACTGAACCCATCTGACTTGGTATGTCTGGCTCGAAAGGTGTTCTAGGGAAAGCAATATTCATTGCTATATCTTCTTGCGCGATTCTCGCTGCTGTTCCTTCCGGAGTTGCGGATTCGACGACTACTCTTTGCTCAGGCGTTAAAATGTCTGTTCGCGGGTCGTAGTCTTCACCCGCAATTATGGTGGCGTAGTCCGAAAGCTCAGTAGGCGTTAATACTGTGTCCGGCACAACAGGTGAAACAGGTGCCACAATCTGCGGCCGCTTTTTCGGCCGCTTTTTCGGGGCAACGCCACCGCCACCGCTATCAACGGGTGAAACGGGTGCAACGGGTGATGTAGTAGGCACACGCGATCCCACTTGGCCCGTTACGGGGTCAATGAAAAAGCTCTCAATGAATTGCGCTTGCGCCGGACGCTGCGCGGCAAGCTCGTCAACGGCTTGCTGGTACAGCGGGGCTGAGCTGTATCCACGCACACCACCAGCAAACTCTGTCGGCGCTGGCATGCCGCCCATAATGTCCGTCTGAGACATCTGCGGCCCAACACCAAACGCAGACGCAACGTCGGCGGTCTGCTGGAAGCCTGCTTCTTGAAATGGCGTAAACGCGGCAACATCAGGCCCGTAATATGGCACATACCCAATTTGGCTAATGTCTTCAGCCTTGGCCAAATTGCGGCGTGCTGCTTCCTCAATGTATTCTGGAATTTCAACGCTTGACGTTGTTGATCCACCTTTGCCGCCTGACATTATTCAAACTCCTTCACATATGAGGCGTGCAGTGGCTCCCAGCCATGCGCCTTCAGTGGTTTCTTCCAGCCAAACCGGCCCGTCATAGTCAATGCAGAGCATCCTTGCGATTTCGCCCATGCTACCACATCTTCATGCATTTCTAAAATCTGATCCAACTCGCCGCCGCCAAGAAACACGTTTAAAACTTTCTTCCTCGGATATACCACTATTTCGGTAACTATGCACCCCCTCGGCGTAGGCCAGAGCTGCATGCTGCCTTTGTATATACCCTCTGCCACATCAATGAAGTCATGCGTGCCGCCGGAATACTCCAAAGCAGCTTCAATCCAGTCACGGCATCTCTCAAGCTCTTTATCCATGAAGCCTCGTGATTGATAATGTTGAAGCGGGGATCGCTGGCACCGGCGAAGACGCTGCGGTGTAATTTAGAAATCCTTGCGTGCTGTCGATCATGTAATTCACTTCCAAGTAATCACCGGCTGCAAGCGTGAATATCTGAGTGCGCGACGTGACCAGCGTGGCGTTGTTTTGGTGAAGCGCCGTTGTCATAGCGCTGTCGGCAACATTTGTTCCGTTCACGCTTGGCCAGAAGTAGAAGTGAACCGTGCTGGCAGACGTTGATGATATTTGCGCGGAGAACGATATGACGTATTGGCCAGCTTCCTCGAAAACAATCCTTGAAGCTGGCGTGCCTTGTGTTATTCCGTCATTGCCGGTGGGAGCATCGTAAGTCAGCTTGTAGGCTGTGTTTGCTGCTACCGGCACGACGTCAGCCGTTTTCATAAAATCAGCGTGGCCATCCTCAAGCACAACCTGACGCCACTCGCCGTTCTTGGAAACCACGGGATACCCGTTGACGTTATCCCATAGCAAAACGCCGCTCTCAGAAGCCGACGAATACGTTTCCTTAAACCCTAGCTGATCCAAAGCACGGCCCAAGTAGCGCCGCATATTCTCGGCCCACTGGTTTATGTTTTCCGTAATGGGTGGAAGTATTCGGCTCATCTGCGCCCGCCAGCCACTGCGTCAAGCCGCATGATGCCGACGCGCCAATCAGAAGACGTGTTGCCTGTGACCCGCATTTTTATCTGACGTCCAGTAAATCGCAGGCTCGTTGGGTTGGCCATGCTATACGGCCCGTAGTCTCGCTCCGTATCCGTTGGATAAAAACGCGTCTTAAATGTGGCGTTTACGTCACCCAGCGTGTTTTCGTCTGGGATCATGCCGCGCACCGCCATTACGTTTTCGCCAACGCCCAGCGCAATCGGGCCTGTTTCGGCAAACGGAGATTGGCCACCGTAGTCAAAGCCAACCTCTTGCTCGTACAAAATGCCATCAGCGGCAATCCAAAAAGGCTGACGAAACACGCCTCGATCCACACCAGCTGTGCGGTCAATTGTGCCGGTTGTCCAAATATTTTCAGCGTAATCAAATGCAACGTAGCTGTCGCATTCTGTTGCGCTTGCGCTTGGATAAAACCACCAGATTTCGTTGAAGCGGCTGTTCACAACGGCGTGAACCTTTGACCGCTGGTCATTGTTCATGTCGCTGAAAACATAGTCAGCAACCTCGCACGGCAAGTCTCGCACAGATCCACCAGCGTAAATAAAGAATGAGCGCTGGCCCATCCACACAACGCCCTCGTCAATCGACGCAGCTGCGTTGGACGCAATCAATCCGCATGACGTACCAACGCGCTCAAAGCCATACACAAACGGCGGGCCGCTATATGTGGCCGTGTGCGCGTCTTGATCTGTAAGGATCAACGACTGCCCGCGTGTGCGCAATCCTTTTAAGATTGTGCCGTTGGTTTGTATCTCAATGTCACCGGCTTCGTTTGTCGCTGCTGGCGTCCAAGTATTGTTATCTTCACGGTCAGACCATGCAACCTTGCGGGGGTTGCCGCCTGCGCCAAACGCAAACACAAAACGCTCTTCCGTCACCATCATGCTAGAGCAGTTTGTGGGGGCGTTTGACAGCACGGCGGCGGGAGTTGCGGCGTCAAGCTGCCACTGGTAAATCTTGCCGTCATCGGCTGTGTTCGCCAGCAAGTATTCGCCCCAGTTTTCCAAGCTCCATGTGGTTGCTGGCAAAATGGTGCCGGTGTCTTCTGAAGGTAGGCCATAGAGGCCGCTGTTGTAAAAATTGCCACCATAGCCAGTGAAAGACGTAGAATCCTGCCTGCCTGCGGTGAAACCGACAGGCGTAATATCGCTCACAGTGTCATTAGACGTCATGGCGTACAACTTATTGTACGTTCCAAACGCCACGCGTCGGCCAGAGCTATTATCTTCCCACGCAACCATCGTGCGGGTCACGCCGTCCAAGTCAACGCTTCCGCGCTGACGCCAGCCGCCAACGGGGCGCAGCGCGCCTTCGTGCCAGCGGATCAAGTTTGCATCGCGCCACCGGCCCTGAGACTGATATTCGGTGCCGTTTCTGTATTGGCCCGCTGGGATATTAAGTGGGATTAACGGCATGTGCCTTCTCCCCCGTTACGGCTTCGTTGGCCAGTCATCATCAGCCAAATATGGCCAATTTTCGTGGGTAGGTATATCACGCAAATTTTGACGATATGTTGTCATCGGCGCATTCATCGTTACATCGGTTAGAGCGAAGTAATCAGTGCCAGCCAGCAATCCATCACGTTTAGATCGCATCTCTTTGGCTTTAGCGTCTGTGGCATCTGCAATCTGTTGGCTTGTCAGGGCAACAACAGTCTTCGTCAAAACCCATGAACCATCAACCAGTTGAGGCGCACTACTGTGCTGCAAGCGGTGCGTCAGCGGGTCATAATCTGGTGCTGCTTCATAGCCGACAGGATACATCCCATAAGAAGCCATCGTAGTCTCTGGCACATTTTTCGGAAAGCTGGTGTTTGGATTATCACGGCGAAGTTGACCCACTGTGTATGGGTATTGTTCTACTGAACCGTTTGTGATTTTTGCGAACATTGTAAGTCTCCTATCTGTTCGTCGTTAGTCTTGTGGGCCAAGGGTGTAAGCGTATATTGCATCTTCGCTATCCGAAATGATATACATCTTCGTGCCATCATCCCTAAAGAATAATCCTGTAGGGTTTTTTGCTTGAGGTTCAACGTCAAAGACTTG